GCTGCTGCGCGCTCGCCTTCGCGACCCGTGCCAAGACCTACATTGACCGTAACGTCCATCTCTTTATTCCAAGAGCGCGGATCAACAGGCATGTAGTCATTCCCTGCAATTGCCATCATTTCGATTTTGTCGCAGTTCTCAATAGTCAGCTTAAGCATGAGCTTAAATAACTGCGTTACACCGCCTTCAGCAAGATTCCTAGCCATTACCTCTATTTGACTTGCAGCGCCCTGTACGGTGGCATTAACGGCTGTTGCGGTGGTGTTCTGGAGTGCATTAGGATCAAGACCTGACGAGGCAGCGGATACCCCTGTTTTTTGGTCTATTTGCGCGTCAAAATACTCGACTGCAGACAGTGTCTGTCCGGCAACAAATGGCACAGTGAGAGGATTAACCGCGCCTGATTGCTTGACCCGAACAACACCACCAATTTCGTTGTTTAAAAAGTCATCAGTGTTGACCATGCCCTCAACTAGCTCTGTGCGAGGGTTATTAGTCAGTGCCACGTTATCAAGGACGCCTCGGAGCATTGCTGTTGCTGCGTCTTGCTCTGAAAAGAGAATATCTGCAAGAGAGTTGCCGACCCACGTATGTGCCTCTGGATCATGTTGAAACACGGCAAACGGAACGTCACCCCACGGCTCATAATCGAGCAGCTCATCACTTCCGCCACCAAGCAGAATCTTGTGCATCGATGGTACGCCGGTGCCATCAACGTCAATTTTCATGTAGACCTCTGACACAATGACCTTCCGCATTGATGGATCTAACGGCTGTTCATCATCGTCAAAGCTAAAGTTCTGACGCTCGAATCGCTCCTCATCGGTAAAGTTATCAGTGTCGTTACCCGTCAACTCAGACACGACATCAAACTCATAGCCCATCGCCACTAAGTCACCAACACGGACCTCTCGCTTATGCACTACAGCATAGGCGTCCTCCAGATTTGTGGCTTCTGAGGAAATAAAGAACTCTTCAGGAGGCAGGCTTTCTATTACAAGGTCGCCGTACTCTTCGGTAAGAGAGACCTTAACATCGTGGGTAATGCGCTCAAATTCTATGCCGGTCTCATCAATCTCAAGCTCAATGTTTTCAGAGTGTTCAATGACCTCAACACGCGGATCATTAACGATTAAGCTAAACTCTTCTTCGGGTAGATCCTGGTGATCATAGGTCTCTGACTTCTTTTCCGTGTTCCAGTAGCACTTTACAACACCGCACTTCTTCAGTAGCGAGTCGCTAAACACATCCGACAGAACCTGGTAACCACCTAAGCTATTAAACTTATAGTTAACGTACTTAGTGGCCTGCTCTGAAAATTGTGCATCTTCTGGCCCCATTGGAGCGAACTCAACCGGCTTATCGGTAGACAGAAAAACACGCATTAGGCTTGGCTTTATGGCCCTTATCTTGTCTCGTATCTTGGTTGACACAACACGGCTTCTGCCCTCTTCCTCACCAATATCGACCTTTCCGTCGTAATAGCGTTGTGCCTTAAGTCTCTCATCTACTAGCTCAGAATTAACAAAATCTTCTGCGTTATCCACCGCATCCGCTGCAATTGACTTTATATCGTCTTCTGTTAGCTTTTTAAGTTCCATATTTATTTTTTCCACGAGAAAGACCGCCAGTTAAGGCGGTGCAGTGATTTGGGGGTGATTAGTTGTAAAGATGCTGCGCTGGGTCAGATTCGATAATCTGTTGGTTAGCGCCTTGCTGAATTCCGCGTTGTAAACCAAATTTGATTTTTTCGTATGCCTTATTAACAAAAGCCGCCTGGGCTGTTGACAGTTTGGTTCCTTGCCTTGCCTGAGCAAGTAACTGTAATGCAGCCTCTGCCTCTTTGCCTCGCGCCTGCGTCAATACAGTCGCAACCTCGGAAAGAATGTCATCTGTTCTACCGGCAATGGCCTCTGGCGTTTGCTGGGTTAGGGTTTGGATGATTTGTTTTGGTGCTAACTGTAGGTCGCCTCGTGCAACGGTGCCAAGGATGCCAGGACTCATCAGGTCATCAAGCGTATTCTTCAACTGAACACGCATGGCGGTTGCTGAGTTGGCGCTAAGACTATTAAGCAATTGCAGGCCCGACTGAACCTCGTCTAATTTTGTGAATAACGTCTGTGCTTCCGCATCACCAAGTATTAATCGCAGTTTGTTTCTGCTTGAGTCAGAGGACAATATGCGTAGTAATTTGCGAGATTCCTCGGCGGTTGCGCCTGCCTTGTCATCTCCTACTGAACCCATATTTTTGCGCGTTTGATCAAGAATCTCTTCGATCTGATTGCGCGCCCCCAGCCTAAGTGCGTCCATCTCAACATTTGACGCATTTTTAACTGCATTTTTTAACTGGTCTAGCTTTACATTGTCCTGTAAGAACTTAGCGCCCATTTGCATGACTTCGGTTTCTACAATCTTTGCCTGACCAAGCTGCAATGCCTTTCCGTATTTTGGTACGGCCTCAACACCAGCATCTCTTAACTGCTCAGAAAACTTTTTATAACCGATGTCGCCAGTCCGATCATACGTTGCTTGCAGCGCCTGTTTCAGATAATCCAACTGAATCATATTAGGCATCTGCTTTACCTTAAACGTGCCGTCAGCTAACTCTTCGGCTAGGAACTGCATATTCTGTTTGCCATCAGCCGCCATATTTAAGTTTGCGCTTTGTATGGCCGATCTAAACTCACGCGGAGCATTACGGGATAGATCGTTTATTAAGCTCTCAATTTTAAGACCTGCACCTGATGCATAGTCAATCGGCTCCGCGTAGGCCTCGCTGTAGGCTTTTTCCCTTCCCTTTGCGGTACGAGAAGCAACGGCATCGACTGCTGTATCCAAACCCTCTGGAGGTTCTCCTAGAACCTGATCCATAGTAGGTCTTAACTCATCTGCCTGGTTAGCTGCCCTAGTCTCAGCAGCATCGCCAATTATTCTGCCTGCGTTAGGTGCGCCCGATGCCTGTATCGCATCCCCAAGCTGTGCAATTGACTTGTCTGCATCAATAATCATTCCTTGATCACCAGCCTTTCGCAGGTTAGCTGTCATCTGCTGCAGGTTCATACCTTGTCCAAGCATATTAAACATGATGTTGGCAGCAGGGTACGAGATGTTTAGCTTTTCAGCCAGCGCGTTAACAGTCTTACCCCTTTTTGTAAAGTCCTCTAAAAATTCAGACCCGTAACGCGAAAATGTTTTGCCAGCTCCGCTTAACATTTTTTCAAATGGACGGCCAATAGCTAACCCATAACCAGCGCCTTTGGCAGTATCTTTAGTAACACCTGCAATATCACCTTCCATTAAATCAGCCTCAGACTCGCCTATACCTGCCCTAGCACCCTGAAGAGCGTTGCGCTGAAAGGCCTTCATTGGCGACTCAAAAGCTGCACGAGGATTGCGTGTAGCAATAGATGTTAAAACTCCCTGCGTAAGTGCGCCCAACATCTCGGCAGTAAAGGCTTTGCCTGGATTGACTTGCTTGTAAATGTTTAATTTGTTTCTTATTTCATCACGAGTCTGTTGATAGGTCTGCGAGTTGCCGGTAACTGAATCAGGCAGATTACTCATCACGAAAGCCTCTGCCTCATCTGCACTGTAATCGGTCAATCCTTGCAAGTATGAGCGGAAAAACTGACTTTTAACGGCTGGGCCTTCTTCGTTTTGCTCTCGTGCTACCCTTGCCGTATTCCAAGGCTGTTGTTTCTGAGAATCTTCTCTTTCTTTTTTAGCGGTATTCCAAGGCTGCTGATTTTCCATATTAATTAACTACCTTTTCCCAAGACGATTCTTTTTCAATGTCGCCACCTAAATACCTATGGCCCTCACTAACATGACCTACACTTATTTCCTGAAGCGCGGTATAAAAGTCGTCAATATTAGGCTGTGGTCCTGTGTACCCTCGTAACGTATAATTTGTTTTAAAATAATCAGCCATTGCCTGACGTTGTTGACGAGCAATTTCCATTTGCCGATACAGTTTATTAAGACGGCGAGCGTTAGCTTCAGGTGGTAACAGTGGGTTGTAAGCCCTTGAAATTAACTGCTCTCCCTCCTTTTGCGCAAACTGTGCTCCTAAAATTGTTTTTAGGTTTCTTTGAACAACCTCTTGCACCATTTCTTTTGCGTTTTCGGCATTTGGGTCAACTAATCCTAACAACCCCAAATTACTCAGAATACCTTTCGTTGGACCTGTTAGCTGCTCGCCTGACTCTAGCTTTTGCAAAACAGTATTAATCTGTGCCACGTTAGCGGCCATATCTGCACCGCCGCCTCTAGTCCAATCTAAATGGTCTTTGGCGTAAGCCTCGTCCAGTGCCTCTAGCCCAGGAGGCAATTTTGGAGCAGCGTTATTATTAACGGTTGTGCCGCCGCCGCCAATTCTGCTAATTTTATCTCCGTCTGGCCCAGATGTTACATTAAACATAGCGTTTGGATCGTAAACGCCGCCATTAGCGCGAGCATTTAACTGTGCGCCAGAACTCTGCGTAATTGTTGTTTTGCTTTTCATCTTTTCTTTAGCGTAAGCGTTAAATATTTCCAAATATGATGCTGGATTGACTTTAATTGCATCCAAGGCCGACTTCGCTAGCGGGTCTGTTTTAGCTGCATTTTGTAGCGCACTAATTGTTGAGTTAGCTCGATTTTGCACCATGCGATTTTCTTGCGCCTGCTGGATGGTATTAGCCGCTGTTGCCGCCATACCCTGATCAGGGTTTAGTCGCATCGAGTTTAGGCCCATCGTTAAACGCGCCATCTTCTCAGGATCATTTTTAAAGTTAGTGATACCTGCGCCAATGCGATCCAAAAGACCCATCTCTTCTTCTTCGTCTTTGTTCATTCCACCAAAATTCATGTTACGCGCCTCCCATAAACTTCTGCGCCATCTCTGCTAGCTTTGCCTTTTTTTCATCATCAGCAGTAAATTCTCCAATACTGTCCAGCAAACCCTGGCTTACGACAGGCGTCATTTGATGCGTAATTGGCTTTATTGTTTGCCCACCTCTTGTTACTTGACCTGTAATCGGCTGTATTGGGGCCATGCCCTGATAGTTCTCAAATGCGTTTTGCATTCGGTCCATCATGCTTATTTCTTGAGGCGGAGGTGCAGGCATAGGAACGTCAAGATTGACCTGTGGCGTTACGCCGGTCATGTCATGATTTGCAGCATCTTTCTTAGCTTGCGTCATCAATAATTCAGCAATCTTGCGCTGCTGCTCTTCTTGATCATTGCGAGGATCGTACATTTAAAGCTCCTTTAGGATTTCGTTGTACTTAACCGCCAAACGCCGATGCGCCAAGGCTTAAATAATCGAACAAGCCAGGAGTTTTTGACGTAGTTGTTGTCTGCGGTACTGGCGATTGACCTAATGCTGCAGAGATAAGGCCAACATCACTGTACGGCTGATTTCTGTAGTTATTAAATTGATTACGAGCCGCGTCAATGAGCAATTGGTTAAGACCTTGTCGCATTGCACCGTCCTGTGCCATGTTGCGGTTTATGGTCTGACCCATGCCAAAGCCAAGGTTGCCTAGATTAGCAAGCTGGTTACCTGCATTAAGGCGCTGCTGTGATCCGGCAAGCTGTCCGGTCTGGTTAGCCATTTGCGCTGCCATTCGCTGCTGTGCGTTAAATTGGCTCATATTGTTTGCCTGCGACTGATTAGCAAGGCTTGAGTTGTTCATTGCGTTAGCAGAGAACTGTCGAGCGTTATTCACAGCGGCCTGATCTGCAAGGCTACCTGTGTTAAACGCTTGCGCTCCAAACTGTGCGGCCTGATTAAAGGCGTTTTGGTTTGCTAGGCTTGAGTTATTCATCGCATTAGCACCGAACTGCCCAGCCTGATTTAAAGCGGCTTGGTTAGCAAGATTAGCGGTGTTTGTGGCCTGTGCGCCAAATTGTCCAGCTTGGTTCAACGCTGCCTGATTAGCAAGCCCTGCGGTGTTGTACGCACTAGCTCCAAATTGTCCAGCTTGATTCAGTGCTGCTTGGTTGGCAAGCGCAGCAGTATTAGATGCCTGAGCGCCGAACTGATTAGCCTGGTTTCCAGCGTTCTGGTTTGCCAATGCCGCCTGATTTGCCGCAGCCGCTGTAAACTGATTACCTTGGTTTGTTGATGCTTGGTTTGCCAAGGCCGCTGCATTGTTTGCACTTGCTCCAAACTGAGCAGCTTGATTGTTTGCCGCCTGGTTAAGATTACGTGCCTGGTTAGCAGCCTGCGCCCCAAATCGACTCGCCTCTTGCTGTTGAGCAGATGCCTGCATAGCCGCCTGATTAGCTGCTTGTGCGCCAAACTGTGAGGCTTGGTTAGCCTGACCTGTATT